TTATTCAGATGACATATGAGTGGTGTCAGAGGATTGGGGACATGAGAATGTTAACATGGGACAGTGTCAATTTAGACACATCTATTCTGTCCCTTGAACAGTCAAAACGTAGAGCACAAGTGTTCCTTCCTATCTCTAGTGAACTCAAAACAATGCTCACACAGCAACAAGAAGACTTTGGCTTCCAACCCTACGTTGCACCAAGACCTCGACCTGTAAGTGGCAAATATCAGCCATACAGCCTTGATAGGATGACCAAACAGGGTAGACTTGTTATGAAACTGGCAGGGTTACCAGATGAGTTGAGGCTTATGGACTTACGTAGAACAGGTACAACTGAGATGGTTGAGTCGGGTGTTCCACTACCACAGATAATGGCAGTAACAGGACACACAAACCCACAGTCAGTAAAGCCCTATTTAAAAAATACATACACAAGTGCAAATAATGCCTTGACAACCAGAATCAATCATGTAAAATCCACTGTAAGTGAAAACATAGAAAGTGATATAACATGAATAATATATATAACATTGTAAGTGATTTACATTTAAGTAATGGAGAAACTAAACGTATGGACTGCCCTGTATGTAAAGGCTACAAGACATTTACAGCTACAAATAATTTAGGTAGTTTAGTATGGAATTGTTATAGAGGTGATTGTTCTGTGTCTGGTAATAGTCGTGTTCACTTAACGAGCGAGGACATACGTAAGTCACTTGCACCCCACGTACAAGATCATAAAAAGGAATTTGTACTACCCGAGTACGTTGTAAGTAATGTACAGGAAGTGTTACCCTTTCGTAAGAAGTATGAATTAAACGAGAACGAAGTTGAATTGTATTATGACGTTAAGGAACACAGAGTTGTATTTCCTGTAGTACACGACAGTTGCATAATAGACGCAGTTGGACGTTCTTTAGGAAAAAGATTACCCAAATGGAAAAGATATTGGAATAGCGACTTGCCATACATACATGGTTATGGTAAGGTGGCTGTAGTTGTTGAGGACTGCGTGAGTGCTGCTGTTGTAGGCAGTGACGTATATGTCGGGGTGGCTGTGTTGGGTACTTCACTTGCTGAATCACACAAGAGGTACTTGTCGCAGTTCTCAGCAGCAATAATAGCGTTAGACCCCGACGCACTACCAAAGACGCTACAGTTTGCAAAAGAGTTACGTGGTTACGTAGATAGTGTAAGAGTAATGAAGTTAATTGACGATTTAAAATACAGAAACCCGACCGACTTAGAAAACTTAGACCAACATAGGAGATTGAATTATGGAATTAGGACTAATTAGAAGTTTAATGGATAAAAAGTTTTACGATGAACATCGTGGAGCTAGATGCCCAGACAGATTGTTTAGTAAAGATGTACGTAAGATTAAACAGTCTATAGATAAAGCAATGCAACAGTATGAACGCAGTGTTACACCAGACGAAATAGAGGCTTTGTTCGTATCTGGTAATCCCACAATGACCACAGCACAGAAGGGTGCTTACAGTAATCTGTTTGCACAGGTCAAGAAGGAACAGGCTATGGGCAGTGACATTGCACAGGACGTACTGTCTAAATTGTTTCAACAGGTTATAGGTGAGGACATTGCCAACATTGGATTTGACTACGTGAATGGTACACAGAATAATCTTGAGCCACTACGTAATATCATTGAGAGTTATGGGGATGACTTCACACCGAATCTTAACATTGAGTGGGACGACATTGACATTGAAACACTGCTGAGTAAGAATGACTTGGAGTCACAGTGGACATTCAATATACCCACACTCTGTCGTAGGGTTGAGGGTGTCAATGCAGGACACTTGATTGAGATTGGTGCGAGACCTAACACAGGTAAGACTTCCTTTCATGCCAGTATTATTGCAGGTCCAAATGGTTTTGCACGACAGGGTGCAAGTTGCATTGTTCTATGTAATGAAGAGGGTGCTCACAGAGTTGGTGCAAGATACCTGACTGCTGCAAGTGGTATGACTATGCACGAAGTCAAAGCCGACCCTAAGAAAGCACACACTCTTTATGAACCAGTAAAGAAGAACATCAAACTGCGTGACGCTACAGGTAAGGACATGGCGTGGGTTGAGAGTGTGTGTAAGACATACAAGCCTGACATTGTGGTACTTGACATGGGTGACAAGTTTGCACGTACAGGTGGCTTTGCACGACAGGACGAAGCTCTCAAGGCTAACGCTGTGTATGCACGTATGATTGCTAAACAACATGGCTGTGCTATATTCTACATGTCACAGTTGAGTGCAGAGGCAGAGGGTAAGACTACCAGTGTCAATCAGAGTATGATGGAAGGATCACGTACAGGTAAAGCTGCTGAAGCTGACTTGATGATATTGATTGCGAAGGACACTGTTACTGAAGGACAGGAAGAAGAAGGAACTGCACGATACTTAAATTGTGTTAAGAATAAATTGACAGGATGGCATGGACATGTTATGTGTAATCTTGATTATAGAACAGCGAGGTATGAGGTATGAAGGTACAATTAATTAATTATATGGGCAATGATCTGACAGTAGTGAATGCTGCACGTGTTAGCTTCAATGTAAACAAGAAGACATTCATAGATGCAGATGCCAAGCTTATTAAGTATCTAGCCAAGCACAAACATATGTCACCCTTTGGTCATTGCTTTGCGTCCTTTAAAGTGCAAGCACCTATCTTTGTGGCACGACAACTGGTCAAGCATAAGTTCCTACGTTGGAATGAGATCAGCAGACGTTATGTAGACACTAAGCCTAACTGGTATAGACCTAGCATTAGTGACCCCGATACAGCTATATGGAGATCACAGACTAAGGACAAGAAGCAGGGTAGTGGTGATGTCATACAGGACGAGAACACACAGAGCAAGGCTACCTTTTATTTAAGTGAGGTTATAGCTGAAGCTATGGACTCATACAGTAAGCTACTGAAGATGGGTGTATGTGAAGAACAGGCACGTATGGTGTTGCCTATATGTCACATGACGGAATGGTTCTGGTCTGGTAGTCTTGACGCATTTGCAGATATGTGTATATTAAGATGTGCAGGTGACGCACAAGTAGAAACAAAGATGGTGGCTGACCAGATTAGTGACCACATGGAAAAACTATTTCCAGTATCATGGAAGGAACTAACAGATGAAATTAACTCTTGATGTAGAGAACACTGTAACACACAGGAATGGTAAATTACATCTTGACCCATTTGAACCTGACAATAGTTTGACATTGGTAGGTATGCTCTGTGAGTCAGGCAAAGAGACTATCGTTACCTTTGACCATTCAGAGATGCAACCTACTGTGTCGGGCAATACTATCGTACAGAAAATGCTAGATGCAGCAACGCTATTGATTATGCACAACGCACCCCACGACTTGATGTGGTTGTGGGAATCAGGTTTTACGTATGACGGTGCTGTGTTTGACACAATGCTTAATGCCTATGTCGTACAGCGTGGACAGAAACAACCCTTGTCCCTTGAAGCCTGTGCTGAACGCTATCAGTTGGACACAAAGAAACAGGACACATTGAAGGAGTACTTTAAGAAGGGCTACAGCACTAAGGACATACCATACGATGAACTTGCTATGTATCTGTCTGCTGACCTTCATGCTACACAGCAACTTGCAGACAGACTGATGGCACAACTAGAAACTGACGACAAGGAACTTGCAAGCACAGCTAAACTTACAGATGAAGTGGCTGTATGCTTGGCACGTATATATCAGCGTGGGTTCTCTGTGGACAAGACTGTGCTTGATGAGGTACGTGTTGAGTTTGAGAAGGAAAGAAAGGAACTTGTTTATAGTTTAGATAAACAGTGTAGAGAACTTATGGGTGACTTTCCTATTAATCTCAATAGCCCAGAGCAGTTGTCTTGGGTTATCTATAGTCGTAAGCCACATGACAAATCTATGTGGGCTAATTTGTTTGACCAGTATATGAATCCTACAGACTACAAGAGCACAATAAGACAAAACTCAGATGTCATATACAAGAAGAAAGCAAAGCAATGTCCTGATTGTAGGGGCAGTGGACAAGTAAGAAAGGTAAAGAAAAATGGAACACCCTTTAGTAGAACTAATAAATGCACCACGTGTGGGGGGATTGGTTATCTGTTTACTGATGTTTTGGGCATGGTGGCAGGCTTAAAGTTTAATGCACCCAATTCAAAGTGGGTTAGTGCCAACGGTTTTAGTACAAGTAAGGGTAACATAGAACTCTTAGAAGGCATGGCTAAGTCACGTAACATGCCACAGGCTGTGACATTCCTGCGTAATGTACGTAGACTGTCTGCTGTGGATACCTACCTATCAAGTTTTATTGAGGGTATATCTAACTACACAAAGACGGACGGTAAGTTACATGTCCGACTGTTGCAACACCGTACCAGTACAGGACGGTTCAGTGGTGCTGATCCTAACATGCAGAACATGCCTAGAGGTGGTACGTTCCCTGTGAAGAAGGTAT